TCTGGTCCGTCGGGTTCAAAGGTCCACCTGAGACCCCCCAGGCGTCACTACCAGTCACTAACGGAGTCAGCGTGAGCAGCACCTACCGCGTCCTGTGCCTGTCCCACGATCCGGCCACCGCCGAGGGCGAGTACGCCACCGCCGGTGAGGCCCTGGCCGCCATCGCCGAGGGCATGCCTGCGCACCCGGGCTGCGACCTGATGGTCGGCCGGTACTCCTACCCGCTCGTCGAAGTGGGCTGCCCGCCGACCAAGCACCAGCCCGCGAGCCTCGCCTGCACCCACAGTGCCGCTGCTTGGACCGACAGCACGTGGCTGCGACTCCTGCTGGCCGCACTGCAGTCCTCCGACCTCGACGTCCTGGCTGCTGCGGTGGACGGACGCCACACCTGCTTCCCCTGGGTGCGGCTGCACCGGCTGCGCGCCGAGCTGGGCGTCGAAGAGGGCTGATATCCGTAGCTGCCGCGCAAGGCGGTGGCTCTCGTGCTGCGCAACGCAGCGTGGAGGAGTGATCGACATGCCCCGTGGTGGAGCGCGCACGGTGTCCGGGCCGCCGCCGGACCCGAACTCGCTGAGGCAGGCCCGGGCGGCCGAGGCCGGCGGGTGGAAGACGCTGCCGGCGGAGGGCTACGACGGGCCGCTGCCCGAGTGGCCGCTGACCGAGGCCACGCCGCGCGAGCGGGATATCTGGGGGGACCTGTGGTCGAAGCCGCAGGCGGTGATGTGGGCCGAGCTGGGCCAGGACCTCGAGGTGGCGCTGTTCTGCCGGACGCTGGCGGAGGCGGAGCAGCCGGACGCCCGCGCCGACATCAAGAAGATGGTGCGCGGCTACCTCGACAGCCTCGGTCTGAGCGTCTCCGGCATGCTGCGGAACCGGTGGAAGATCGCCCCGGCCGCCGAGGTGGCCGCCCTCGAAGCGTCGGCCGCGCCGGAGGCGCCGCGGCGCCGGTCGGCCCGTGACCGGCTGAAGGTCGTGCCCAGTGGCGAAGGGGCCTGACGCCGGGCCCGAGTTCGTCGTCGACTTCCCCACCCTGTGGGTTGTTCCGGACTGGATCGAAGCGCACTGCCCGGTCCCGGACGGCTTCCGCCAGGGCGAGGACCTCGAGCTGTACCCGTGGCAGTTGTGGTGCACGGTCAACCACTACCGGGTGAAGCCCGCAGCGGTGGTCGGCCAGTTGGCGCCGGCGTTCCACTACCGCCGTAGCCAGATTGTCGCGCCGCAGAAGACCGGTAAGGGCCCGTGGTCGGCGACCATCACCCTGGCCGAAGCCGCGGGCCCGGTCGTCTTCAACGGCTGGGCGCGCGGCGGCGAGCTGTACCGCTGCTCGGACCACGGCTGCGGCTGCGGCTGGTGGTACGCCTACGAGCCGGGCGAGCCGATGGGCACCCCATGGCCGACCCCGCTGATTCAGCTGGTGGCGACCGCTGAGGACCAGGTCGACAACGTCTACCGGCCGCTGCGGAACATGGTCAAGCACGGTCCGCTGTCGGAGTTCATCCGGGTCGGCGAGGAGTTCGCCCGCGTCGGTGAGGAAGGCCGCATCGACACGGTGACCTCGTCGGCGATGTCCCGGCTGGGCAACCCGATCACGTTCGCCAACCAGGACGAGACGGGACTGTGGACCACGGCGAACAAGCTGCGGCGCGTCGCGGAGACGCAGCGCCGGGGCCTGGCCGGCATGGGCGGCCGGTCGATGGAGACGACGAACGGCTGGGACCCCAGCGAGAACTCGGTGGCGCAGACCACCAGCGAGTCGAAGTCGCGGGACATCTTCCGGTACCACCCGCAGGCGCCGAAGACGCTGTCCTATGGCAGCAAGCGGGACCGCCGGAAGATCCACGCCGTGGTGTACGCCGGGTCCGATCACGTCGACCTGGACGCGATTGAGGCGGAGGCCGCCGAGATCATGGAGAAGGACCCGGCCCAGGCCGAACGGTTCTTCGGCAACCGGTGCGTGTCCGGGTCGGCGGCCTGGCTGGACCCGGCGAAGTGGGCGGCCAAGGCGGCGCCCCGGCGGATCCGGCCGATGACGCGAATCGTCCTCGGCTTCGACGGCTCGGACGTCGACGACTGGACGGCGATCCGGGCGGAGACGATGGACGGCTACCAGTTCACCCCGGTCTACGGGGAGAACGACGAGCCGACCATCTGGAACCCCGCGGACTACGGCGGGCAGGTGCCGCGCGCTGAGGTGCGGGCGGCGATGGGTCAGCTGATGGCCCGGTACGACGTGGTGCGGCTGTACGCGGACCCTCCGTACTGGATGACCGAGATCGACGACTGGGTGGACTTGTACGGCGAGGAACGGGTGATCCGCTGGCACACCCGGCGCATCGTGGCGATGCACGCGGCGTGCGAGCGGCTGAAGACGGACGTCGTCAAGAGCGGCGGGACGTTCTCGCACGACGGCTGCGCGATCACGGCGGACCACATCGCCAACACGCGTGCGGCCGCGCGCCCGATGGACCGCTATGTGCTCCGCAAGGCGAGCCCGGCCCAGAAGATCGACGCCACGATTCCGAGCATCCTCGCGCACGAGGCACTTGGTGACGTCATCGCGGCCGGCCTCGCCGAGAAGCAGACCTCCTACTACTACGGCAGCTGAGAGGGGGCCCGATGGCCACGATGGAGCAGGCTCTCCGTCTCGTGCAGCTGCTCGAGGCGGAGCTGATCCAGCGCAGTCGCGCCATCACCCGCCACGACTCCTACTACCGCGGGGAGCACCCGCTGAAGTTCGCGTCGGATGAGTTCGCGAAGTTCCACGGGGACCGCTACCGCGACTTCTCCGACAACTGGGTGCAGGTGGTGGCCGACTCCCCGGTGGAGCGGATGACCGTGACCGGCTTCCAGGCATCCGGGGAGACGGAGGCGGACCGGGACCTGTGGAAGGTGTGGCAGGTCAACGGCCTGGACGCCGACAGCCAACTGGGCTTCCTCGGGTCAGTCATTCACGGCCGGTCGTTCATGCTGGTGTGGGGCAACCCTAAAGACCCGGACGTGCCGGTGGTCACCTTCGAGGACGCCTCCCAGTGCGTCATCGGCTACGAGCCCGGCTCTCGGCGGGAACGGCGGGCGGCGCTGAAGCGATGGCAGGACGGCGGCGAGGATTTCGCCACCCTGTACCTGCCGGACGAGGTGTGGAAGTTCTCGAGGCCGCGGCTGCTGCAGAACGGCGAACAGTCTCCGCAGATGCTGGACGTGGACGAGGAGATGAAGCGGTGGACGCCGCGTGCCCTCGAGGAACCGAACCCTCAGGTCAACCCCATGGGTGTGGTGCCGATGGTGGAGCTCCCGAACAAGCCCGTCCTGGCCGGCGACCCCATCAGCGACGTGCACGGCGTGATCGCCATGCAGGACGCCATCAACCTGCTGTGGGCGCAGCTGTTCACCGCCTCCGACTACGCGTCGTTCCCGCAGCGGGTCATCATGGGCGCCGAGCGGCCGGTCATCCCGAAGCTGAACAGCGAGGGTGAGGTCATCGGCACGCAGCCGGTGGACATCGAGAAGTTCGCCGTCGACCGCGTGATGATGTTCAACGGCAAGGACGTCCGCATCGGCGAGTGGCAGGCCGCCAACCTGGCCATGTACACCGGCCTCATCGAGGTCGCCGTGGGGCACCTCGCCGCGCAGACTCGCACCCCGCAGCACTACCTGGTGGGGAAGATGGCGAACCTGGCCGAGGGCGCGCTACTGGCCGCTGAGACCGGTCTGGTGAAGCGGACCGAGGAGAAGCACATCTGGTCCGGGCAGGGCCTGCGTGAGGGCGCGCGGCTGATCGCCCTGGCCCGCGGTGAGGACGCCAAGGCGGACGCGCTGCGCTCCGGGCGCGTCCTCTGGAAGGACGCCGAGTCCCGTTCGCACGCGCAGTTGGCGGACGCGCTGCTGAAGCTGAAGCAGCTGGGGTTCCCCTTCGAGTGGCTGGCCCTGCGCTACGGGCTGACCCCGACCGAGGTTGCCGACGTCGTCGTCATGCGGGAGCGGGAGCTGGAAGCCGACCCGGTCACCGAGCTCACCCGGCAGATCGGCGGCGGCCCGCCCGGCCTCGGCAACCAGCCGCCGGGGGCCGTCGGCTCGGAGGGCGAGCCCGACGAGGGTGAGG